GTAGGTTACAAAGGTTCTAATGCATATGATGCAGGATTATTCTACTGCCCATATGTTCCTCTACAAATGTACAGAGCGATTGGTCAGGATACATTCCAACCACGTATCGGGTTTAAGACTCGTTATGGAATGGTTCTTAACCCATTTGCTAAGGGACTAGCAGCACTTTCAAATAGTGATCCACAGCATTCTTCAAACTTGAATGCTAACGCTTACTACAGAAGAGTTAAAGTTGCAAACCTAATGTAATCAATACAATTGTTACATAATATTAAGAGATCCTTCGGGGTCTCTTTTTTTGTGTATAAATAGTCTTACCGTCTCGCAAAAGACTTTTAACGTAGTCAGGGACGCTAATCACATAGTCAGGAGAAAATCATGACCACATTCGCACCCCTAAGAAGGGTAAGCTCTGCAGTGCAGGGCGTTTGGCAACTAGTCGAACACACCATACGTCGAGGAATATCAGGCGTAAGAAAAAGATTTAAAAAGAATCCTTTTATACCAGTACAATACATTCCGTTAAAGGAACTAAAAGTTGATTCTAAGTACCAGAGATTAATAAACACAAACTTAATAAAACAAGCAGAGGTGTTTAGACCAGAGTTGGTCAAACCTCTTTCTGTTTTCAAAAGACCAAACGGTGACCTAATGGTTGTCGATGGTCAGCACACTTGTGTATTAGCAGGAATCTATGTCGAAGATGCTCCTGAGTTTGAATTACCAGTTCAGATACAACCACACCCATCTAACTTTACTGTTGAGGAGTGTGAGATTGCTGAAGCAAAGTACTTCAAAGACTTCAACACATCAAGAACTAACGTTAGTTCTGTTGCTAAGTTACGTGCAGACCTTGCTCAAGGAGCAGAGTATGCTCGTACAATAGAAGATAACTTCAAGAAACTTGGTATACATGTTGAGTTAATTGGTGCCGATGATGACGGTAAAAACGGAATCCACGGTTTCAAACAAGTCAAAGAGACAATCTCAAAGTACAAGTTGACTTACACTACTCAAGCAATTGACCTCTATAAACAGTTGAATGACACAAAAACATTCAAAGGATGGAATGCTTTGAAAGGTGATATGATCTGTGGACTCACAGCAACTTTCCACTTTATCGACACCTACGTAGGTGATGGTAGGAAAAAAGAAAACATACTAGACTACCTTGAAACACACTTGGGTAAAGAATCAGTTGCAGAGTTGACAAAAAAATCTCAAGGACCTTTACAAGACGAGATCATCGTTGAAAGGATACTTGAGAAATACAACACCGTAGCAAAGGTACTAGACTACGTAACTATTGGAACTGACAAAGGAGGAACCTTCTCACAATGGAAGGAGGATCCTAACAGAACCAAAAACTTAATCCGACCAGAACAAGAAGACTAAGTTCTCTAAATGCCTATGAGTATAAACTCGTAGGCATTTCTTTTTGTTAAATTGTAACGGTAAATACGGTGTTAGTTTGCCTACATAATAGTAGACTTAGCAAAAGATATTAATGCACAATCTAGTAAGTAAAAATCAACTAAGCGGTTGGAGTGTAAGTGTCGATAACAACAGTAATCCAGAAATAGACAAGATCGACGATTACTTTAATTGCTTGATAGAGTGTACAGACTTACCTAACTCGTGTCGAAGAATATGCAAAGTCCTACTGGAGTAAACCAATGAAGGAAAGTAAAAAGGGAGGTTAACACCTCTCTTTTTTTATGCTAATATATAAGTGTATGAAAATATCAAATATCAATGGTCTTGGTAGTTTTGGTATCTATATTGATGATGTAGATCTAAACAATATCACAGACGAAGAATGGAAAGAAATAGGACGACTACACCTTGAGACGTTAGTTACTATCATAAGAGGTGCTAACTTAAATCGTGCGACGTTTTATAATTTGATGAAGAAGTGGGGAGATGATCGTCTCAACTGGGTTGCGTATCTGTACAATAAGTATCCGTGGGCAAATAGGCATTTTGAAAATATATTGAATAGTGATAATGTAGATCCGATAGACAAAGATATATGTAGAGAGTTTAATAATATAAGAGTTGGTACACATCCTCAGCAGTTCGGTAACATGTTAAATGTAACTGGGATGAAGAAGAATGGAAAGAGGATGGGAATATTTGCAGAGGGTGAATTACTATGGCACAGCAATGAAAGTGGTGATATATGTTTTACACCTGGCATTGCATTACTAGGTGTCAAAGGTACAACTAGGAGTGCAACGGGTTTTATGACCACTACAGACTATTATGAGGGGGTCTCAGAGAGTTTTCGTAGTGAACTAGATGAAATGATATTGATCCATAACTTCACGCCTGGCAAGATAAATCCTGGTCTGAATGATATGCAAGATAATTTGATGTACAAAAACATGTGTCCTTTCCCAGATACTGAGATACCATTAGTCATTCAAAGTCCTGGCGGTATCAAAGGATTACATTATAGTTTCAATACTGTAACAGGCATCAAAGGTATGAGTGATCAAGATGCAGAGTTAGTGTTGTCAGAGATAAGGAAAGGGTTGGAACCATATGCGTACGATCATTGGTACAAAGAAGATGGAGATCTCCTACTATTTGATAACAGTATTGTACAACACAGAAGACTAGGTGCTATCAGTGATAGACTGTGTTACAGGTATGCCTATGATTATACAAATATACAACCCGAACCATATCGACCATACTTCCAAGAATCCTTTCATAGAGAATACCTAAATAAGACAGAGATAATATTATCATGTCACCTATAAAATGGTTTGCGGCTGTATTAGGATTAGCAGTGGGTGTGACTCACATTGGTATGATCGGAATGGTTAGCAGACGAAATAACGATAAACTACCAGACCTAGACATACCTGTAGGTCCTTATACTTCTTATGTTGTTCAAGCAGATAAAGAAGGTTATAAGATAAGTTACAAAGCGAATGATCCCAAGACAGCATACATCACTAAGGACATCAAAGAGAAAGGTGGTTTCTTAGGACTCGCAAACAACACAACAAAAGTTGTTGAAGAGTATTATATGGATGGTCAGATCAACCAAGGTGGTTCAGTATCTAATGCAAGATCATGGATTGCACCTCTTGATCAGTTTGTGCAGGATAACCCAGAACTATCACAGAAAGATCTTGCCTGTATCAAGGCAGTCGGAAGTGCAGAAGGAACTGGTAGACTAGTTGGAACTAGCGTTGGTGCTGCAGCTGCTCCTACTCTTTCCACTATCCCCTTTGTTGGTTGGGTTGCAGCTGGTTGGGTAGCAATGTTCGGAGGAGAACAGGGTGCTGAGATCGGTGGTGATATGGCTGAGAACTTAAACAAAAACTGCTAATGGCATACGACCAGACACTATTTAATCCTTCCAATAAAAACTTTCTATCTCCTGTAGGTTTTAAGTTTGTCATTGGTAGGACACCAAATGTAGATTATTTCTGCCAGTCCGCTTCTATACCAGAGGTGAACATTGGTGTGAGAGAGGTGCCTACACCTGTCAAGGATTACTCAGTGCCAGGTGATAAGATGACCTTTGGAGATCTTAACCTAAGATTCTTAGTCAATGAAGATTTAGATAATTACTATGAGATTTTTAAATGGTTGAAAGGACTGACTAATCCTAAACATCAAAAAGACTTCTTTGAGTACATCAGCAGCGTTGATGAGAAAGGAAGGTTAACAGAGTTTGATAAACAAATGAGTGATGCTAGACTGTTAATACTCAACAGTAACTACAACACTATATCCACAGTCAATTTTATAAACATATTTCCTACAAGTCTGACCACTTTAGAGTTTGATTCATCCGCAACTGACATCAACTACTTTACAGCAGAGGTCAATTTCAAGTATACTATGTATGAGATAACTGATAAAAATAATAATAAAGTATGAATCTAGAAACCTTGAATGACATGTGGGAGAAAGATGCTCCCTTAGATGATGAAAAACTAGACACAGACTCGTTAGCAATCCCTAAATTACATGCTAAATATTTAAGACTTTACAATAGTTTTGTTACCTTAAAGGATCAGGCAGAACTAGATGTGAAGCGAACTTACCGTGACAGGTGGGAATACTATACTGGGAAATCGGAAACTCCATTTCCAATTAAACTGATCAAGACAGATGTACCAATCTATTTGGAAGCGGATCAGGAATATCAAAAATCTCTTCTTAAAGTAAAGTATTACAACCAGATGGTCGAGGCATTAAAGACCATTCTCTCGGCAATTAATAACCGTTCTTTCCATATAAAGAATGCGGTTGAATTCGCCAAGTTCCTAAAAGGATATGAAATCTAACGTTATTATTCAGAAGAAGAATGAAGTATACTTGAAAGTTGAATGTGAACCTCACGTAGGTCACGAGTTAGCAGATCAATTTACTTTTGAAGTGCCTCAGGCAAAGTTCATGTCAGCGTACAAGAAGAGGTTCTGGGATGGAAAAATCAAACTATTCAGTCCAGGTACAGGTGAGATTTATGTTGGTCTTCTCCCTTATATTACTTCATTCTGTGAAGAAAGAGGGTACGAGATTATCCATAGAGACAATGAACACTATGGTCTTCCATCAGAGGTGGATGAATTCGTTACCCCCGAAGGCATAGGAGACTGGATAAAGACACTACATTTACCACATAAGGTCAGAGACTATCAGTACAAGGGAATATACGAAGCGTTAAGACATAGACGCAAGTTACTTTTGTCGCCTACAGGTTCTGGTAAATCCCTTATGATCTATGCTCTCACACGTTTCTGGGAGTTGAAAAAATTAAAAACATTAATAGTAGTTCCTACTACATCTCTAGTTGAGCAGATGTATAAGGACTTCAAAGACTATGGGTGGGATGTAAAGACTCATTGCCATAGAGTCCGTGGTGGTATCAACCCCGATTCTGACAAAGATGTGATAATAACCACATGGCAGTCAGTGTATAAGTTACCAAAGATATACTTTGAGCAGTTCGGTGCAATCATAGGTGACGAAGCACATCTATTCAAAGCAAAGTCTTTGACTAGTATTATGAACAAACTGTATGACTGTAAATACCGCGTTGGTTTTACAGGTACGCTAGACGGAACGGAAACAAACCGCCTTGTACTCGAAGGTGTATTTGGTAGTGTAAACAAAGTCACTAAGACAGAAAAACTTATTAGAGATGGACATCTATCTGAGTTTCAGATCAAAGTCCTCATACTTAAACACGGTAGAAAACCATTTGATACATATCAAGAGGAGATGGACTACCTTGTAGAACACGAGAGAAGAAATAAATTTATACGCAACCTAGTTTGTGACCTATCTGGTAATACACTCGTCCTGTTCAACTACGTTGAACGGCATGGAATGCCACTTTTTGAGTTGATAAATAATAAAGTAGAGGATAACCGTAAAGTGTTCCTTGTCCATGGTGGTATAGATACTGAAGACCGTGAACAGGCAAGACAAATTGCCGAGACTACAAATGATTCTATTATAGTTGCATCTTATGGGACTTTCAGCACTGGTATTAATATTAGGAATTTACATAATGTTGTCTTTGCATCGCCTAGTAAAAGCA